GCCAGTTAACCATGCAGCACGGAAAAGAGGAGCAGGTGCGGCAGCAGTTGGAGTACAAACTAAACCGGCAGCTTCAGAGAATCGAAAAGGAACAGAACCAGCCTGACCGGCCCCATGAAGAGGAAGCAGAATACCGGGAGCGGATGCTGCGGACGTTTTTAGGAGGTAACAGATGAACGTTGCGCTTCATGATGCAGAAAAAGAACACTTTAAACATAAGACTTTCCCTAATTTGGCACTTATGAAAATTGCTGCATATCACAAAATAATGGGCGATCGTGTGGAGTGGTGGAATCCACTTTACCGATATGATCGGGTATACAGTAGCAAAGTGTTTGACTTTACGCCGGTTGATCCATATCTGCCCGATAACACAATCAGAGGAGGGACGGGATATAGAGATATTCCAATCAGTACAACGTTGCCGGATGAGATTGACGATATGTATCCAGACTATAGCATCTATCCTGAATGCGATTATGCGATCGGATATCTGACGAGAGGGTGTCCGAATCATTGCAGATGGTGCATTGTGCCGGAAAAAGAAGGAAATATACATCCTTATCGCACATGGCAGAAGGTAGTAAGGACAGACTCGGACAAACTGATCTTGATGGATAATAATATCCTTGCTTGTGATTATGGAATCAGCCAGCTTGAAAGCCTGATCAGAAGTGGGTATCGGCTAGACCTCAATCAAGGGATGGACGCGAGGCTGGTAATTCCAGAAGTAGCAGAGATTCTCTCTAGACTGTCATGGATACGGCATATTAGATTTTCCTGCGACCAAAAGAGTCAGATCAAACCTATTCAGCAGACTATAGAGTTGCTACAGAGACAGGGAGTGAAGCCGTACCGGGTGTTTATATATCTACTTGTTACTACTGATATTCAGGACGCAGCAGGACGTGTGGAAGCTTTGAAAAAATATCGTGGGATTAACCTATATGCACAAGCCGAACGAAATGAACGGCTAGGCGTGATTCCGAATAAGATGCAGCTTGAATTTACACAGAGATATATTTATAGCGGATGTTATCGGATAGAGACGTGGGAAGAGTATAAAAAAAGAAAAGGATTAAGAGAGGAGGACTGACATGCAGGAATTAGAGAAGATTCTGGAAGAGATAAAAGTATCGTCAGTATATGCAAAAACAAGGGACGGATATGGTGCGCTATGTGTACCGATTGGAACGATAGAGCGCATCATCCGCAAGCACATGAATGGAGGCTGGATTCCAGTGGAGGAACGGCTGCCGGAGGGTGAAGTAAACCCAATCACACAAGATTATTACGGATACCAAGTAACGGCAAAGTTTGGAGAGACAACAGACATAAGAACGTATCAATTTGGTAACGGACACTGGTGGCATGGTGCGGGAATTATGGATGATTATGTAATAGCGTGGCGAGAACGTCCAGAGCCATACCGCCCGGAAAGGAGAAAAGATGGACAAGCTGATTAGTTTGCAAAATGTTATCGAAATCCTTGAAAATAAAAGATTCGAGACAGGAAAAGATTTAGCAAAAAGCTATCTACTGGCAGATGTACAGGAGCAAATAGAACGACTTCCCGCCGATTTTGACAAGGAAAAGGTGATAGATAAATTGGTAGAATTGAGGCAAAAAGAATATAACGACAACGAAGAAGAGGAAGATTTAACGGATGGGGAAGAAATATATGACGCTGGACGCTCACAAGGACGATTTGAAGCATATCACAAGGCGATTGAGATTGTCGAGAAAGGAGGGGTTTAAGCATGGGAGAAATTAAATTAAATCCGTGTCCGGTATGCGGAACAGATATGTATTCTGAATTTAAGCATATAGGAAGAAATTGCACAACTGAAATATATGACTTGCTAATTAAATGTAATAATTCTAATTGCGGATTGGAAAAACACCACAGAATAGAATTGGATGATGAATCGTTTAACACTGTTTTGGAAGAAATTAGGTTTGCAGTGGACGATTGGAATAAACGAGCAGGAGAGGACGGTGTAGAAAAATGATAAAGCGAAACGGTTATATGGTATTCACAGCAGACGATGAAGAACCGAATTGCGAACGATGTAATCATATAACCGATAGTGATAAGTGGTGTATGGAGCATTGCGGTGGTGCGAATAGCTGGAATGGATATGAGAGAACAGAAAAGGACGGTGCAGAAGAATGACAGAGAAAGAAGCTATGAAAATATTATCAAATGAGTTGAAACTAATTGATGCCACAATTGAATTTGGGCGAGATTTCAAAAAAATGAGCGAAAGAGCGTTAGAATATCTGATAAAAAGAAGCGAAAGCATGAAAATGGCAATCCAAGCCCTCGAAGAAATCCAGCAGTACCGGGAGATAGGCACCGTGGAAGAGTGCCGAGAGGCAATGGAGAAGCAGGAGGCATGGGCGTGTTGGTGCATACAGCAGCCAGGAGAAGAAAAACCTATTCCTTTATGTGAATGCGAGGGAAGCTACTTAACAGAAATAAAGGTAGAGGGCAACTCAATCGACAATCCCGAATTATTAGGAGGTGCAGAATGAGCAAAGGAATTATTGTGGTAAATATGCCAGTTGATTGCAGAGATTGCGCCTTTCGAAGTTTGTCGGATGACTGTATTGTGGGAAGAAATGTTATGGAATATAGACATAACAAGAGTAAGCCAGATTGGTGTCCGATAAAAGAAGCGCCAATAAAATTAGAAGAACTAAGATCGCCGCACAGTATGGTAGATTTTCAGCGAAAAGGATTTGCGAGAGGCTGGAATGCTTGCATTAATAAGATTTTAAAGGAGGTAGCAGATGAATCATGAAAAAATTCCAGACCCCACTGCCGATCAGGCGATCGCGAAAGCAGACAGGCAGCGTCGCCTGGAAGAGCAGCACGGGATAAGGATAGGGGAAACCATTTACATAACCGAAACGACTATGGGAGGAGAACACGGCAAAAAGACCGTGAGAAAAATTAAAGTGAAAGTCGCTGGGCTATACGAGCATCACATTCGCCTGTTATTCCCTAGCGGATACTATGAGTGTTATACCTGGTGGGCGTTTCGTCAGATGAGGGGGTGAGGCCGTTGGAGAGAAAACGGTTGAGGAATATGACTTGGGATGATTATGGCATATCTAAGAACCGATATACAGAACTAAAAGCGTTTTGCCTTCAGTATGATGAAAAAAAGTCTAAAATCACCCGTGGTATTAACAATGTAAATTATGATGGGATGCCAAAAGGAAATTATCCAAGCAACCTTATGGAGAGCCAAGCAATCCGAAATGTTATGTACCAGAAAGACTGCGAGATGATCGAACAGGCAGCTATTGCGACCTCCGAGGAGCTGTATCCGTATATACTGAAGTCTGTTACGAACGATCTTTCTTATCAGTTCATCGAATACGATAAAAAGCTTGGGCGGATACCAGTAGGAAAAACGGAGTTCTATGGATATCGCCGATTATTTTACCATTATCTGGACCTAGTAAAAAGTGGGGACAAATTAGAACTGCTTTCATGATATTATGGTATTAGCAGAAATGCAAAAATCCTTGACAATGCGGTTGCCGGTGTGTCAAAGCCCGGCGGCTGATTTTTCCCCTATGTAGTTTTTGAGAAACACCCTGTAGAAATATGGGGTGTTTTTGTTAGAATAAATAGTTCCTCCTATTGACAAGTGTGTATAAAATGTGTATAATATAATCATAAGGAGGAACGATATGAAGCAAAGGGACCTGGTTAAGAAACTTCAAAGTGCAGGCTTCAAATTTGAACGGCATGGTGGCAATCACGATATTTACCGACGGGGTAAAGATGAGGAGCAAGTACCAAGACACAAAGAAGTCAACGAAAATCTAGCAAAAGCAATTTTGAGGAAATGGGGGTTGTAAAACCCCCTGACCTTAAAAAGCGAAGGAGGTAGAAAGGTGAAAGTAGCATATCCAGTTATTTTTACAGAAACAAAAGATAATATTTTAATCGAGGTTCCAGATTTAAAAATATATACAGAAGCAAATGGGGCTGAAGAAGAAAAAGGAACGATGGCGGACGCGATTATGATGGCGCGGGATGCGATTGGACTTCATTGCATTACTGCTGAGGATAACAAAGCATCTCTGGAAGAACCATCAGCAGTTTCTGACATTGAAGTGGAAAAAGGAGTATTTGCTGAAGAGGGAAAAGGCTTTGTATCTTTGGTGGACGTAGATTTGGTAAGCTATCGCAGAGCCATTGAAAATAAGTCTGTAAGAAGGAATGTGACGTTGCCATATTGGCTGAATGCCGAAGCAGAAGCGGCACATATTAATGTTTCTAAGGTGTTACAAGAAGCATTGATGTCTGTACTGGAAGTTAGCAGGTAAAAAGAGAGGAGGTACTCAGAGTGATCTGGGTGCCTTTTCTTATATCTAGGGGTAGGCATGTTTGATTATTACGGGAGCAGATGGAAGAAGAAAAGAAAGAAAATATTAAGACTTGACAACTATAAATGTAGGGTTGCGGCTATGTATGGAAGAACGGAAGAGGCAGCAGTAGTCCATCATATTTACCCAGCCGAGGAATACCCTGAGTATGCTTGGGCTGACTGGAACTTAATTAGTGTGAGTCTTGCTACTCATAACAAATTGGAAAATAGAAAGACAGGAGAGCTGACAGAGATGGGTGAGTGGCTTCAAAGACAAATAAAGCCGAGAGAAGATTGGAGGAAGAAACATTGATCAATGAGTTAGAAAGAGCAGCCAAAATGTTGTGTAAGAGCATAGATGCGTTGACAAGAGAAGTTTATCTTATGAGGGAAGCATCTGAAAAGAAAGAACAAAGGGAACTGGAAAAAATATCCCCCCACCCTAAAGAGTAAAACACGGGCCTGGTTCTACTGGTGGGGGTGAGGCATTTCCATCTCTACGCAAAATTTAGAAAAAGGGGGAAAGAGGCATGAAAGCAACGAAAACCAGAAAAGCGAGAATCACGCGATTGTACCATAAAACTGTTGAAAATATGCAAGAAATCGGGACTTTCAAGCCAGAGTTTGAAGCCCCTGTAAAAAGATACGCAGAATTAAGCATACAGTATGAGATTTTAAATGATAAGTGGTATGAAGCGGGGTGTCAGATCACAGAAAGCTACACAAATAAATTCGGTGCAACCAATCAGAGGAAAACGGCACTTTATATGGTCTTGGAAAATCTCAGGAAGGAATTGATCGACATGGAAAATGTCTTTGGACTCACACCGAAGGGATTGCGTCAGATCAAAGCCAAAGGGCTGGAACAAAAGCAGTCTAGCGCCCTGGACAAAGCATTGGAGAAATTAAGTGAGTGAGTTTCAAAACTGGGACACCGTTTTCAACTACGCCAGGGACTGCATATCTGGAAAAAGAGTCGCGAATCAGTACCGAATCAAAGCATGTCAGAGATTTTTGGACGACTATGAAAGCAGAAAGTATGATTTTGACCCCAAAGATGCAGAGTTTGTCATACGGATTATAGAAAACACGATTTGTCACCAGCAGGGAGAAGATAGAGACGGGATGCCGCTTCGAGGGAGTCCCTTCCTGCTTATGGACTTTCATAAATTTATTATTTACAACTTGTTAGGATTTTATAACAAAGGCACGAAGATCAAAAGATTCCATGAGTGCCTTATTTTTATACCCAGAAAAAATGTTAAGACCAGTTTTGCCGGAGCTTTGGCGTATGCCTTGGGGCTTTTGCATCGGTTATCAGGAACAAAGATCTATGTAGTGGCCGCTGCGCTGAAACAGACGCTAGAGACTTTTGGCTTTGTGACTTATAACATCAAACACATGGGAGAGTGGGATGAACAGGGCGGAAAGTTCCATATCATAGATAATAATAATGAGCATTCTGTGAGCGCAGAAATTGGTGGAGGATTAGTAGAGTTAAATGCTATGGCTGCGAACCCGGATGCTCAGGATTCTTTTAACTGTAATATTGCAATTGCAGATGAGATTCATGCTTTCAAAAAACCCAAACAGTACACACTGTTTAAAGAAGCCATGAAGGCATATCGAAATAAACTTATGATTGGGATTTCTACAGCGGGGGATGACCCCAATAGTTTTCTGGCTCAGCAGGTGGAATATGGGAAAAAAGTACTTGATAAAGAAATTAAAAACGAGCAGTATTTTTTCTTTATCTGCGAAGCAGACCCTGTAAAAAACAAAGAGGGAAAAGAGTACATTGATTACACGAATCCTCTGACCCACGAGATGGCGAACCCGGCTTATGGGGAATCCGTACAGCCGGAAGAATTGATGGAAGAGGCTTTACAGGCTCAGAATAATCCGCAGCTAAGAAAAGATTTCTTTGCAAAGTCTTTAAACATCTTTACCAGTGCCATGGAAGCGTATTTTGATATGGCAGTGATTCGTTCTTCTGATTCCAAATATGATTGGAGCTTAGAGGAATTGGCAAAGCTGCCGATTAAGTGGTATGGCGGCGCGGATCTATCCAAAATGCACGATCTTACCGGCGTAGCGCTGCATGGAAGATACCAAGGGGTAGACATTGCGATCACACACGCATTCATGCCAGTGGTACAGGCACATATGAAAGCAGACGAAGATCATATCCCTTTTTTCTGGTGGGAAGAAATGGGATGGCTTACGATGTGTAATGGAGGAGTCATTGATTACGATGATCCCGTGAAATGGTTCGTGAAGATGAGGGCTCTTGGCTTTAAAATAAAATGGGTAGGGTACGATAGAAGGTATAGCCGAGAATTCGTTTTGAGAATGAAAAAAGCAGGATTTAAAGTTTTAGATCAGTCTCAAAGATATGTGGAGAAAACAGAAGCTTTTCGAGAGGTGGAAAACCAGTACATAGAGCAGAAATTTTATTATTGCCATAACCGAGCCTATGAATATTGTATCGAAAATGTAAAAGCTATCGAAGACTCTGATGATTTTGTACGGTTTGAGAAAATAGAAAAGAATTTAAGGATTGACCTTTTTGACGCTGACATTATTGCCACAAAACAAATGTTGAAAGATATGGAAAAGGCACAAAAGGCAGCGGATTGGTTTGGAATTGGAAAGAAGGGAAGCGCCGATGAGTAAAAGCAAGAAAAAAGAGAAAAAGAGAGTCCGGGCAGAGCCTAAGAACACAACGGCATGGCTGGTGTCAGACGAAGCCTATCATACCTTATGCTGTACTAGCTATACTAGACTCAGCGATAATCCAGAGATCCAGGCGGCAGTGAATAAGATCTGTGATCTGATCTCTTCCATGACGATACATCAGATGCAGAACACGGAAAATGGAGATACCAGAATTAAAGATGGAATTTCCCGCATGGTAGACATCACTCCGAATACGTATATGACCAGAAAAACGTTTATGTCTGTGGTGGTACGGACAATGCTTTTAGAAGGAAACGGGAATGCTGTAGTAGTACCGGAAACCCGGAATGGATACTTGTACAGTTTAAATCCTGTGCCACCGGGACGTGTATCTTTTGTACCAGAGGCAGCAGGCTATGGATATCAGGTTATCATTGACGGAGCTTATGATCCAGGTACATTACTCCATTTTGTAATCAATCCTTCTACAGAGTATCCCTGGAAAGGAGTGGGATACCGAGCGACTTTGAAAGAAGTAGCAAAAAATTTGAAACAAGCCGCTGCGACCAAGAAGGGATTTATGGAAAGTAAGTGGAAACCACCAGTGATCATAAAAGTGGACTCCACCTCTGAAGAGCTTTCGGACGAGGAAGGAAGGACCAATATCCTGGACCAGTACATAAAAAATACGGAAGCTGGAAAACCGTGGGTGATTCCGGCAGATATGTTTGATGTGGTAAGTGTAAAACCTCTGAGCTTGAATGATCTGGCGCTTACTGACGGGGTGACATTAGACAAGAAGACGGTCGCGGCCATTTTGGACGTACCGCCTTTTTTAGTTGGTGCGGGAGAGTACAAGGAGGCAGAGTGGAACAATTTTATTAATACTCGGATTCGGCCATTATGCAATGCGTTGGAGCAGGAAATGACCAGAAAGATTCTGATCAGCACAGAGCGGTATTTTAAGTTTAATGTCCGCAGTCTGTACAGCTACGATATTGAGAAGCTGTCTAATGTAGGCTGCAACCTGTATACCCGGGGAATCATGACAGGAAATGAAGTCAGGGACTGGACCGGGCAGTCGCCCAAAGAAGGGCTGGATGAGTTGATTATACTGGAAAACTACATCCCTCAGGGAATGATAGGAGACCAAAAGAAGTTAGAACAGAAGGGAGGGAATATTGATGAATGAGGAGAACCGGCTGATCTACCAGGTTAGGAGTACACAGTCCAAGTTTGAGACCCGGGAAGCGGACGGAGAAATGTACATCAGCGGCTATTTTGCCGTATTCAATTCAGAATATGAGATGTGGCCGGGTGCCGTGGAGTCCATAGCAGACTCCGCTTTTGAAGGAGCGTTGGCAGATGATATTCGCTGCTTAATCGACCATGAGACACGTCTTGTCCTTGGGCGGAACAAAGCGGGAACATTGACATTGAAAACAGATTCCAGAGGGTTATGGGGAGAAGCAAGAATTAATCCTAATGACCAGGATGCTGTAAATCTTTATGAGAGAGTAAAACGCAGAGACGTGGACCAATGTAGCTTTGGATTTGACATCTTGGATGAAGAGTTTGTGGACCGTGGCGATTCCGTGAAATGGATTATTAAGAAGGTAAAATTATACGAGGTATCTGTGGTAACTTTCCCAGCCTATGAGGAAACCTCTGTATCTGCAAGAAAACGGCAGCTAGGAGAAAGAAAACGAGAGTCTCTTGCGGCTTGGAAACAAAGAACATTAAAAGCGTTGAAAGGAGAAGCGTAATGGCACTGAAAGTATTGCTGTTGAGAAACAAATTGGACATGAAAAAGAAAAGCCTGCAGGAATTGCGGGACAAAGACCCTGATTTTGAAAAACGGGAGAAAGAGTTGGAAGATGCCATCAATGAAATGTCAGAAGAGACGTCGGAGGAAGACCGAAAAGTAGTAGAGAAGCAGGCAGAAACCTTCCAGCAGGAGAAAGAGGGGCATGAAAAAAATAAGAAGAACCTGGAAACTGAGATCGAAGGGTTAGAAGAAGAGATTCGGGCAGAGGAAGAAAAACAACCAAAGCCGGAAATGAAAGAGGGAAGAAGTAAAGGAGGAACAGAAAAACCAATGGAAGTAAGAGGAAAAATCCTTGGTCAGTTTTTCGGACTAAATATCCAGGAACGAGACGCTATGCTGGCAAGAACAGAGGTAAAAGATTTTCTAGAAAGAGTAAGGGAGTGCATCAAAGAAAAAAGGGCTTTGACGAATGTAGGATTGACTATTCCAGATGTGATGCTGCCGATGATTCGTCAGGTGGCGACGGAAAGCTCTAAGCTGATCAAGTATGTCACGGTAAGACCTGTAGGCGGAACATCCAGGCAGAATATCATGGGTGAGATTCCAGAAGGTATCTGGGATGAAATGTGTGCATCTATCAAAGAGCTGGACCTGGCGTTCTATAACATGGAAATGGACGGCTATAAGGTATCCGGCTATTTTGCGGTATGCAACGCAATTTTGGAAGATTCCGACGTGAATTTGGCGTCTGAATTTATCAATGCCTTGGGAAAAGCCATTGGAAAAGCGGTAGACAAAGCGATTTTATACGGAAAAAATGTGAAGATGCCGATGGGTATCGTGACTTCTATTCTTTTGGAAGAGGCGCCGGATGAATATCCGACTACTGCAAGAGAATGGGAAGATCTGAGAACCAGTCATGTGATTACAGGAAAGACAGCAACCGGGCTTGGATTGTTTCAGGACATCGTGACTTCTTCCGGTGTAATTGATAATGATTATGATACCGGAGAAATTGTCTGGGTAATGAATAAGAAAACACATACAAAACTGATTGCGGAATCTATGGGGGTAAATTCTGCCGCAGCCATTGCAGCAGGAATGAATAATTCTATGCCGGTGATCGGAGGGCCTATTGTAGAATTGAAGTATATTCCAGACGATACGATCATTTTTGGATATTTTAAAAACTATGTGCTGGCAGAAAGAGCAGGAACCAAGATTGCACAGTCTGAACACGTTAGATTTCTGGAAGATCAGACTGTATTTAAAGGTACTGCCAGATATGACGGAGATCTGGCAATCCGAGAAGCCTTTGCAGTGTATGGTATTGGGAAAGCACCTGTAACTACTGCTCCCACATTCGCGGGGGAATGATGACCCTGTATAGTGTCATAGGCACTATAGAAGGAGATATAGATCTTTATGGGAAGACGGCTAAAGAGTTAGGAGCTTATAAGCTCGCGAAATCTGGCGCCGTTACCGGAAAAGGTCTTTATGTCTCCGGCTATACAGGGTTTAACGGGGCAGATGTGAATGAACAGGAAGGATTTTACTTCCCAATTTCATTTACCCAGTCTCAGGAAGTGCGGGAAGCATACATGCAGGTAGTAGGAAGTAAAAACCCACCTGTGAAAATGGATAAAGAAAATGTGATTTATCTTGGAAAAACTGCCGCGACAGCAAAGAAGAAACAGGTGGAGATTACCCATGGAGAAGACCGATGGATTTTGAGTTTCGAAGGCTGTGCATTTAAGAAGGCATAGGAAGGTGAAAAGGCATGACAGACCAAGAAAGACTGGTGATTCTAAAAAAGGATTTGCAGATGCTGACAAATAGCAATGACGATTACTTGAAAACCCTGTTGAAACAGGCAAGCGCCCTGGTGATTCGAGAGGGTGTTGACCCAGGTGAGGGAATCGAAGGAGACATGGTGGTGATCCAGTATGCTGCCTATCTCTTCCGAAAACGGGCCAGCAAAGAGGCTGCCATGCCTCAATTCCTACGGCTGCAGTTAAATAATATGAAGATCAGCAAGGCGGGAAGAGGTAAGAAATCATGACGTTTGATGATGGAATCCTGACGATTTACCAGGTAAGAAATCGGGCAGAACCAGGGATGAAACCAGAGCTTGGTCTGCGAGAGAAAGAAAAGTTTTATTTTGGCTTTGATACGCTTGGAATCCAAAGGTATTATACTGCTTTGCAGGCCAGGCAGCAGATCGAAGCGGTTGTAAATGTCCCAGGCTGGAATGACATCAAAAGTACCGATATTTGCATTTTGGAAAATGAAGTCCAATACCGTATTGCAATGATTCAATTTACGAGAGAGGAAGATGGATTGAAAATCACAAAATTATCTCTGGAAAGGCTAGGGGAGAACTATGTGGTCGAAATGTAAGAAAATAAAAGAGGCTCTATTAAGTGTTACGGATAATGTGGGGCATTATGAAGCGATTCATAAGACGGACAAGTATATCGTGTGGGCCGAAGATTCCGAGGGGAGTTCCGTAGAAGGGGATGACCGGAAAATCAATCACTCTATTCAGGGAACGATTGACTATTTTACAAAAGAAGAAGGAGATGCTTTCGTAGAACAGATACAGGCGGCGTTAAAAGCTGCCTGTATTTCGTTTTATCTCAATTCGGTCCAGTATGAAGGCCAGGACGAAGGCGGCGCCGGATATATCCATTATGAATGGGTGTGGGAGGTGGCATGATGGCAAAAATAGAATTTAAAGGAATTGACGAGTATGCAGAAAGGCTGTCTATTTTGTTCAAGGATTCTGAAAAGATGGTAAGAAGAGCAGTCTATGATGGGGCGGCGATTGTTGCAGACGAAATCAAAGCGGGGCTTAATGAGTTACCCACAGAGCCAAGTCGGATGGGGACCGCGGAAAATCCATTGATTGGTGTGACTAAAAGGCAGAAGGCGGATTTAATTGAAGCTTTCGGTCTGGCGCCTATTAAAGAGGAAAACGGTTATGTTCAGACAAAAGCGGGCGTGGACGGTTATGGAAGTGTACCAACAGAAAGTTATCCGAAAGGCGTACCAAACGCCATGCTGATGAGAAGTGTAGAATCTGGGACTTCGTTTCGAAAGAAACATCCGGTGTTTAGGCCGGCAGTGAACAGAGCGAGGAAAAAAGCAGAAGAAAAGATGCAACAAACAATAGAACAGCAATTAGAGAACATGTTTAGGTAAGGAGAAGAGATATGGCAATTAAAGGTTTAAGTATCCCGGCGTTTGCAGACTATCATTACGATGGAAATACAGTGAAATATATCAATGGATTTGTATGCGGCTCTGCGATTGAATATGGCGCAGAGATTGAGACTTCCGACGACAATCCTTTATATGGGGATGATAAGATCATTGAGCATGACTATGGGACGTTCAGTACAGGAACCCTTACGATCAATGTAAGCGATCTTAGCCAAGGAGATTCTAAAAAGCTGCTGAACCTCAAAGAAATACAGAGAATGATCGGAAATACATCTGTGACGGAATTGGTTTATGACGACGATGCGAAATCTGCATCGAAAGGATTCGGGGTGATCGAAACACATCAGATAAACGATGAAGATCGGTACCGTGCGGTGATCCTGTGTAAGGTAACGCCTAAAAATCCTTCGGAAGCAGCGACAACAAAGGGTGAGTCTATTGAATGGCAGACGAAGGAAATGGAAGCAAGCATCGAGCGTTCCGATGAAGAGAATGAAAATTACAAACATCCATGGAAATATGAAGCCTGGTTTAAAACCCATGCGGAAGCATTGGAGTATCTGAAAACGGTCTTGAATGTCCTAGAAACTTTGGATGTAACCTATACGAAGGGAACGACTGGGGGAAAAGTAAAGCTGACGGTAAAACCAGCGTCGTCTTCTGGCAATTCTTATAAGTATAAGGTTACGAATACAGCACCGACATATAAAGAAGATCTCACCTCCTGGGATGACTGGGATGGACAAGAGGAGTTATCTGCGCAAAAAGGAAATGTTTTGTATGTAGCCGAGGTAAATCAGGAAAAGAAAGCGGTGAAGGCGGGGAGTGTTGAAATTACCACGGATATTTCTATGATGGCCGCAAGCCTGAAGAAAGGGGAATAAGATGGATAGGTGTGTAATGATACAGATCGCAGGAAAAGAATACCCAATGTCCTTTTCTTTGGCGGCTGCAAAAAAGATTACAGGACGTTTTGGAAGTATTAAAGATGCGAAAAAAAAGGCAGCAGGGGATTCAGAAAAAAACATTGAAGATTTGATTCAAATTTTAGAAGTTCTGATTTCACAGGGATGCGCGTATAAAAATTATTTTGAAAAGGACCTTCCAAAGCCGGAAAACGCGCCAATTCAGGATGGTAAGTGGGTACCAATTTCAAAAGAAGAAATCGAAATAGCTATTAATGTCTCGGATATTAAAGAAATTGGGGAAAAGATTGAAAAGTGCATGGGGACTGGAACTAAGAAAGAAATTGAAACGAGAAGTGTCGCAAAAAACGCAAAGGCCGCTCAGGAGAAGTAGATTCTTTTGAGTGGCTTACTTTATGTGGAAGGAAAATAGGGGTTCCATATTTGGAGTACGCCTGTATGCCAATCGGGGAATTAGCGGACCTGGTAGATTTGAATGCGGTATACGAAGGATGTGCAAAAATAAAGAATGGAACAAAAGGATTCCCGGATGTGAGGTGAGAAGATGGCGTATGATATTGGCCCTAAAATTGGCATAGACGGAGAAAAAGAGTTTCGAAATTCGATCAATAAAATCATGACGGAAATGAAGACTCTTGGAACAGAAATGGATGTTGTCACAACTACGTTTCAGGATAATGCTAATAGCCAAGAAGCTCTGACTCAAAAAAATGAGGTTTTAAATAAGCAGATTGACGCACAGAAGCGGAAATTAGAACTCTTACAAAAAGGACTGGAAGAAAGTGCGAAAAAGTACGGAGAAGCCGATACAAAAACCTTAAAGTGGCAGCAGACTGTAAATCGTGCGCAGGCGGATTTAAATCGTTTGGAAAGTACGATGAGACAGAATGTCTCTATGCTGAATGAAATTGACCAAGGGACCAGGGATGCAGCAACAGGACTGAGAACGATGCAGGATTCTGCAAGCGATGCGCAAGAGGCCCTTGACAGTATCGGAGCGGGAGTGAAAGCCGGGAATTTGATGGATGCTGCGGAACAGATAGCAGGAGTCGGGGATAAGATCATTGAAGCTGGGGAAAAGGCAGCGGGGGCTTTTAATGATCTGGAAGGAACTACCACGAAAGTAAATTCCTATTTTGGATTGACCGGAGATGCTGCGGAACAAATGGGAGGCGTAATAGAAAATGTGTTTCGGACGGGCGTCACTGACAGTTTAGAAGAAGTTGGAGAAGCTGTTATATCTGTAAACAATAATCTCAAAGATTTAAGTCCGGCAGAATTGGAAAATATCACGAATCAAGCTATGAACTTGGAGCAAATTTTCGGGGCGGACATGAACGAAACCATGAGAGGAGTGAATGCACTCATGGTAAATTTTGGACTGGATGCTCAAACAGCGATGGACTACATCGTGAAAGGTTCTCAAAATGGTTTGGATAAAACGCAAGAATTAGGCGACAATCTTTCAGAATATGCAGGAAAATTCGCCCAAGCGGGTTATTCAGCGGAAGAATATTTTCAGCTTTTGCAAAATGGGCTAGAAGGCGGTGCCTATAATCTGGATAAAGTCAATGACAGCATTAATGAAGTTACTACAAGGCTGACAGATGGAACGATAGAAGAAGCATTGAGTCAGATGACCAGCGAAACAAAGAATGTCTTCCTTTCATGGCAGAACGGAGAAGCGACCCAGGAGCAGGTTCTAAGCAGCATCGCTAATAATTTAGATAGCTGTTCTGAAAAAACTCAGGAAATGTTTCAGAAGTGGCAAGAGGGAAAAGCAACGCCAGAGGAAGTTATGCAGGCGATGCAGGAATCAGTTGGACAGTTTTCTGATAAAACAAAAGAAATGTTTCAGGCATGGAAAAATGGAGAGGCGAGTCAAAAAGAAGTTATTAATTCCATTGTGTCGGATATCGCGAATGCAGAAAATCAACAGGAAAAATTAAATCTGGCAGCAACGGCATTTGGAACCATGGGAGAGGATGCATCAGCACAAGTAATAGAATCACTCACAACGCTAGGCGATTCTTACGAAAATGTATCTGGTTCGGCTCAGAAAATGGTAGATGACGCTACGACACCAATGCAAAAATTACAAGCGGCAATGAACGATCTTCAGCTTGCCATCGCGCCGGTAGGAGAAAAACTAGTGGAGTTGGCAACAAAATATATACCGCCAATCGTGGAGGGAATGACAAAATTGGTAGAAGGTTTTTTAAACCTTCCTGGTCCAGTCCAAACTGTGATCGGAGTAATTGCCGGAGTGCTTGCGGTGTTTTCAGCATTAGCTCCTGTGATTTCAGTGGTTATGGGGATTATCACGGCGATAGGAACCACTGCTTTATTACCACTTGCTGGAATTATTGCAGGTGTAATAGCAGCGGTAACGGCGGCAATTTTGATTTTTCAAAATTGGGGAGCAATTACGGAGTGGTTTGGAGATCTATGGGAAACCGTCAAAACGAAAATATCCGAAGCGTGGGAAGGAATCAAAGAGTATTTTGCAGGAGTAGCTGAATGGTGGTCGAATCTATGGGAAACTATCAAAACGAAGTTCAATGAAATCTGGAATGCTATTTTAAATAACCCAATAGTACAGTTGATCATTCAAACATTGACAGAACTGTGGAATAATTTCAAAGAAACCTTATCGGGCGTGTGGAATGGAATTCGGGAAGCTGCGGCTGGGGCTTGGGAATTAATAAAGAATGTGGTTCTTGCCCCGGTTTTGCTTGTGATAGACCTTGTAACGGGGAATTTTAGCAAATTGAAAGAAGATTTATCCAATATATGGGAAAATATAAAGAATGCAGGAACAAAGATCTTTGAAGGGCTAAAAACAGCTTTGTCGTCTATCATAGAAGGGGTTAAGAATCATTTTACAACGATCTGGAATGCGATTTACTCTACTTTTTCTGGTATTGTGAATAAAATTAAGAATGTTGGAACGAATGGATTTAAAAAATTAAAGAGTGGAATTTCAGATGCAATACAATCCATACCCGGTATTGTCAGCGATATTTTTGATCGAGTAAAAGATACCATTGTCAATATGGCAAGTAACGCTTGGCAATGGGGCGCAGACTTTATTAATGGATTGAAAGACGGAATCATGTCTGGGGTAGAGAGTATTGTGAGCGGAGTAAGAGAAATCGGAGATCGAATTCGCTCATTTCTTCATTTTTCCAGGCCAGACGAAGGGCCTCTTCGGGATTATGAAACATGGATGCCAGACTTTATGGAAGGATTGGCAAGAGGAATCTATTCAAACATAGATAAGATTAAAAGCGCAGCGAGTGCAGTGTCAGGAGCGGTACAGACCACGATAGAGGGGAAGGTACCGAGTATTGTGAACACGACGAATACCGGCAGGCCGACAGTTATGGTGACTCACGTATATTTAGGGAACAAAGAGCTGACCAGAGAACTGACAGGGGGAATCGTAAAAGAAATCTCTTACCAGCAAGGAACCAGAATGTCTGCGAAAGGAAGGAGGATGGGACGTGTATGACATCATGTACTTAGATCAGACGGCGAGAGAGCATGGTCTATATATAAAAAAACGGCCAGACATTCCAGTTGCAGAAAGGGAATATTCAGAATATCAGATACCGGGCAGGGATGGAAAATTATATGAAGATCTGAAAACAGTAGAAGACATAGAAATCAATATTGATTTCAATTTCATGAGTACTGAAAAAGATTGGTCGGGTGTTTTCCGGGCAGCAAAACGGTGGCTTTTGGGAGCAAAAGGAAAGCTGATTTTAGGGGATGACCAGGATTTCTTTTACCGGGTGAAAAAAGTGTCTTTCAGCGATGGGGAACGGACCAGTTTGAGAATTGGAAATTTTACAGTTACTTTTATCTGTGAAGGGTATGCATATTTACAGGATGGAACCAGGGAGTATGAGATCGGGAACGTCCAGTATAATCCTTATGAAACCTGTAAACCGATATATTTTATTAGGGGAGAAGGCGTCTGCACTTTAACGATAAACAGAAAGGCAATGACAGCGAATGTAGGCCAAAACCTGACGATCAACACAGATCTCATGCTTGCCTACCGGGAAGACGGGAGTTTGATGAATACTGCGGTTTCCGGGGATTATGAAGACCTATACCTGTATCCAGGGGAAAACGAAATCAGTATCACAGATGGCTTTGAGTTGAAAGTAATACCAAATTGGAGGTGTTACTGATGATAGAGATATATAAAAGTGGGAAAACTCCTTTGGTATACAGGGATTACAAAACGGGAGACGGGGAACTAAAAGGTATACGCTATATAGTGGAAAGGAAGGAAGACGGCGTTGCGATAACACTGTCTGGGAAATACGAGAACCCGGATAATCCAGAAGCATATCTCGGAATATATGCGACTTTGCAGATTGATACAAGCATATATGGCAGAAAAATCTATGTAGAAAGCAATCGGGAAAGCGATAGATCTTCTGTGAGTTTTGGAATATTGTATAAAAAGAATGGGCGAGCGCTATTTAGCTGTGCGAAAGAGGGGGAAAAGGAAGATGTCGTTGAAATAAAGGAGGATATGCAAGAACCCAGAATAGCGGTGAATGTCGCAAACGGGGTAGAAGTAAATGAAACGATAGAGCTGACAATCTTATCTTGCGAAAGAGGAAAGAAATTTTATGAAACGTACAATGGAGACATGGTGCTGTTGCCATCCTCAGCTTTGGTTCATGTTATTTTAAACAGTACCTGGGAAGCAAGCTTGGAACATCCTATAGATTCAGAAGGCAGATGGAAATACATCCAAGAAGAGAACGTGGTCAAAATGCCGTCTTTTAACGGCGATCAGCTTTTCCGTATTAAAGCAAAAGAAAAGCGGGATTCTGGGATTACGGTGTCCTTGGAACCTATTTTCTATGATGCGATGGACGACTGTTTTTTAACGGACATAAGGCCGACAAGGAAAAACGGGCAGCAGGCTCTGGACCTTATGACGACTCCCAACAGAAAGTATACAGGGACATCGGATATCACCCATGTGTCAACTGCCTATTATGAAACAAAAAACCTTCTGGAAGCTATCAATGGTGATGACGAGAACAGCTTCATAAACCGTTGGGGTGGGGAAATCTTGTTTAACAACTATAAGGTGATCATTAACGAACACGTGGGCGGAGACTATGGCGTGGAGCTGCGCTATGGGAAAAACATCCCAAAGGACGGAATGAGTGAGGAAATTGATACCAGGGATGTGATAACAAGGATTTATCCCAAAGCCTATAATGGGTATATGATGACGGATAAAGGATATGTGGATTCCCCTCTGATCAACAGTTATCCGACAGTGAAAACGGCGGTGATCTCTTTTGACGATGTGAAGATGGCGGCCGATGCCAGCGAAGAGGATGAAGAGAACGGTGTAATGATCTGCAATACCCAGAGCGAACTGGATGAGGCCCTGACTCAACGATGCGAGGAACAATATGCGGCGGGGCTGGATAAACCAAAAGTCACAATTTCCGCGGATATGGTTCTTCTGCAGAATACGGAGGAGTATAAGGACTATCAGATACTGGAGACCGTGTCTTTAGGGGATACCATACACTGTAGACATAACCGACTTGGAATTGTAACAGATGCCAGAGTGATCGAAATGGAGTATGACTCCATACGAAAAAAAACTACCTCTGTGGTGATCGGGGATTTTACGTATAATTACTTTAACAATGTATCTTCAGCGGTAAACCGGATTGACGGGGCTATCCGGCCGGACGGTTCTTTAATTGCGGAGAAAATAAAAGGGCTTATTGATGGGACAATGGCCGGGCTGCGGGCACAGGCGTCGGTGGCGAAAAAGGTCGGAGCCAGAGCCATTTTATTTGAAGATCTGGATGAAGACAGCCCAACCTATGGGGCCCTCGCCATGGGGACTAAAGGTCTGGAAATCGCTGAGAGGAGGACATCCGATGGAAGGGATTGGGACTGGACAACCGCTTTGACTGGAAAAGGCTTACTTGCAGGAATTATTGTGGCGGGCTTGCTGTCAGATAAGGAAGGCAATAATTACTGGGATTTGGATAGTGGGTATTTTACTTCGAAATATGCCAAAATCGGAGACTGGAACATTAATCACGCGAAAATCTATGGCGGTGATCCCAGCAAAGGCGAAAAGGTAGCAGTTATGCAAAGACCAGGGAACAATACTTATGTTTTTGCGGCCGGAGGGAATAGCCATGATGATTACAGTAATTGTCCATTCCGAGTAACAAAACAGGGATGGATGTATGCGCGAGAGGGGATGATCGGAAATTTCTCTATGTCAGAGAATGGACTGACATCGAACTATAGGGAAACAGAAGAGGGACTGGTGCAAAAGCAGATTCAACTTTTGAAATACGGTTTTGACGGGAGAAATGCATTGGCCGTAAGAATCCGAAATAGCGCACAGGTACTTGCAGACCGATTGACTATAGATTACGATGGAAATCTTTTGAGTGGAAACAAGGACCAAAGATGGACAGAAATCAGCAATGGTGAGATACAGTTTGGATATCGATCCCAGAAAAGGGCATCTATGTATTGTTCCAATGGAGGTGATCTGACAATCAGCTCTGATAGAGGGATTGATATTTCCTGCGAGAGTTTTACAGTAAATGGCGCAAGTTATTATGCGCACATTCCAATTGTCCATGATATTCAGGATAATGGGGATGGAACAATAACCTGGACATATGGATATATCGAAGTTGAGAATGGACTTGTGACATTGTGGACGGAATAGAGGTGAAAAATGAATATATACAGAGAGATTTACCTGACTAAAAATGTGCTGACAGCGGATATTGAATATATCCAAAATACAAATGAAGTTCCAATAGAATTAAGAGTGTGTGATTATATGATTCCGTCTGGGGCCAAAGCTTTTATTTATGTGAAAAAGCCGTCTGGACATGAGGTGTTTAACCAGGCGAAAATCCAGGAGAATACGATCACAATCAACCCTACTACTCAGATGATGGCCGAGGTGGGCCATAGCAGGATGCAGGTGATGCTTACCATTTTCAACAAGGTTGCTGCCACATTTTTATTAAATCTGGATGTGACTGAAAACTTATCAGAAGAATCCGCTGTAGAGTCCGCGGATGAGTACAACGCGCTAGAAGAACTTATTACCCAAGCACAGACAGCGATTACCGGAGTCGGGAGCGCTATCGAGGAAGCGCAAGGTGCAACACAGACCGCGAGTCAGGCAGCAACGAACGCAGCAAATAAGGCACAGGCTGCGAACAGCGCCGCAGACCGGGCGGATGAAATTGCGGAAGACTTGGAGGACAAAAGGGACTCTGGATACTGGGACGGGACGGACGGGGTGGCGGCAACCATCCAGATCGGAACAGTGACAACAGGAGAACCAGGAACACAAGCAAGCGTAACAAATACCGGGACGGAACATGCGGCGGTTTTGGATTTTACGATTCCGAGAGGGAGCCCAGGGGAAGTAGAGAATCTTTCTTCACAGAGTATCCTTTTTTCTGAGGCATCGCAGAGACAGAACATCCAGTCAGGGGAGACCCTGGCTATTTTATTTGGGAAAATCCAGAAATATTTTTCGGATGTAGAGGCAGAAGTGTTTGAAAAGCTGGAACAAAACGCAGAAAGCGAGTCAGCTCAAAGCGGAACGTTTCTTTTGGGAAATTTAAAAATCCAATGGGGACGTATGGACAACCTGGATGTGCCTGCTTCGGGTTCTATCCAGACAGATGCAATCATATTTCCACATGCCTATGAGGCGCCTCCGTTCCTGACTTGTATCCCCTTGGGAAACTATTATCTGGCGGCAAACCCCACGAATAACGTAAACCTGTCGCAGGCATCCTTCCGGGTGCGAGCTGCGGACGGTGCAG